ATAAGGGGTGTAGTCATGTAGTCAATTAGGCCTCAGCCCTTGGGAGAGTAAGGCTGAGGCTGACTACAAGGTGACTACAAATGACTACACCAAATCGCTGAGCCCTTGGGAGAGTAAGGCTCATTTTTTTGAAAATGACTACACCAAACCCATCTGGTCGAATTGTTTTTGCATCTCGTAGTCGTTTTTGGCCTGTTGGTCTTCCGGAGTTTGGGCCAGACTGTAGTATTCTTTGCAGTCAACCATTTCATTAAGCTGTTTGCCCTTGTATTCGCTCAAATCGGCCTTGCGGATTCGAACAATTCTTTCAAAAATCGATTCGGGATCCAGACCGTCAAGCAAAGCCTTAAACTTAAACCAGCTCATTTTGCCTTTCTCTTCCAGCAAGTCGATGTGGTACGTCTGCATAAAACTGGCGTAGATTGCGCCAGAATCGAGTTCAAAGTCAAATGCCCGGTCCCACTTGCCAACTGGATCGCTATCAACCGTGTTCCCGTAGGGATGTTTGCTTACGTCCTCGGATACCGTCTGGAAGGTTTTAACTATGTCGTCATCGGTGGCATCCACCGGACCAACGAACATTAAGAATGTTCGTGTGGCCTTGATTTCTTCGGGAAGATCAGATTCGACCAAGTTAAACCACCGCAGGACGTTATCGTAAGAATAGTCCAGTTCATACACCCCGGTGGTTAACTCGATGAATTTGTGGTCTTCCTTACTTGGCGTCGACAGACTTAGCATTGCTGTTCTTGCGCTTCTTTGCACGGGCTACCGGGAACGACTCATTAAGTTTAGCCTGTTCGCTTCTGGCTTGCTTCTCGCGTTCACGCTTAAGGGTTTCTTGAATTTGGCCAATTGCACGGGCTACTGCCTCAGAAGATCCGTGTGTCTGCTTCCAGATCTTTTCACCGGCGCCTGGCTCAAGCAGCTGGTCGATCGCATCAATCAGCGTGGTCTTCAATTCGCCCAGCAATTTAGCAATTTCTTCTTCACTAGGCTGGCCTTGGGCCAGTTCGGTCAGCTTGGCCTGGACATTGGTTGACTGGCCAGCAATAGAGCTGGCAACTCGAATATTTTCGTCGTTAGCATAAACGGTGTAAGTCTTGCCATCAAGTTGAACATCGATTTTCGGAACACTAGTGTTTAAGTTTAAAACAGTCATTTTTGCCTCCTACTAAAAAAGAAGGCCAGCTGTTAAGCTAGCCCTCCCTTCTTAATTATACGCCTACAGTGTCGCTTAAGACACCTTTTCCGGATTCGGCTAGGGTAAAGGTCAAGGTTTGCTTGGCGTTACCGTTACCACCTCCGACTACAATGCTTTGCACAACTACGCGGGTGATCAAGGTCTTGCCGTTCGGATATACGATCTTAAGCAAAGTCTTGGCTGCATTGCCAGTTGCTTGAGTTTGGTACAAGTTAAGAATATAGTCACATGCTGGATCGCCGACCAGAACGTGGCCAGTAACCGCCCATGTGTAGGCAGTCCCAGTCTTTTCTGGACTAGCGTTGTCTTCGTCTGCAAAGTAAATAGATGAGTCAGTAACATCGTTAGGCGCTGGAGTTACACCAGTCGTAAATGCTGCAAGGCTAGCAAAGCGTGCGTTAGTGGTCGTTTTTGGATCCAGGTTACCTCTTGTGTCAATAAAATATCCCGTCTGCCAGTTATGAGGAAAATATGGATTAGTGGTATCTACCATTTGATTAGTCCTTTCTTATTAAATCAATGTAAACAATAAAATTCGTTATCCAGTACATCTTACCGGCCGTGTCGACTAGTTGATTAAACGGGAACCCGGTAATTTCTGCATGGTCGCAGGTAAAGGTCCCGTTTTGAGATTTCACCGTGTCACCGCTAATTCTTGAAATTGCATTAGCAATCGGGCTCAACAGCTGGCGTGCCGTAAGATAATCTTCCGTCGAGCAGAGAATTTCATACTGCATGCTCATAGGTTGATTGCCGTTAAAATACGGCGCGCCTGTTGGTGCGGACCCAGGGTCCTGCAAAAGGCTAACTTGCCCATTTTCGGGCATGTGCCCCAGCATGATCGAGCCGCCCGTCTCCTTGTCGAAAAAGTCCGCCAGGCGGTCGTCTAAATCGAGTTGCTTAGTATCCACCCTTTGCCTCCTTTAAGAAGGCGGCAACCGCCACCTTCTGCCAATCTGCCTTATACACCGATTTGGCTCTTAAATCCCATCTGCGGCCCGTTCCTGGCGTTGAGTAGTTCCGTACCCGGTGACCATTTACGAAGCCGTAGAACTGCGCTCTCGCGTATTTGGCGGTGTAATGGACGCCAGTATCGTTGACAAAACTCTGAGACCTCAAAAATCCTGCCCTTTTAGGCACGTATTGTTCCATGTCTTGGTGCATCTGGTTGAGCACCTGGAGCCTTACGCTTCGGGAACTCGTACTCTGAGCCATACGGCTAAAAACGCGTAAATCGCTCATTAGATTACCTCCAGCTCATAGCAATAAAGGTCTTCGGTGCCAGGCTGATCAAAGCGATTGATGCTTGTCACCGTGTATTCTTGCCCTTTATAGGTCAGCTTGGATTCAAGGTTCTCCTTGGTCAAGTTTGGAATTGGATTAGAGCATCCGGCGTACAACAAAATCAGCCCGTTAGCCACGATTTGGCGGTCATTGTTAGTGCCGCTATAGGTGGTTTGCATGTTTACCACGCTATTTGCGATATCGCCCTCCCAGGCTGGAATTGTACGACCATAGCGGTCCTTTTTGGCGCTCTGGTCAGTTAGCTTCAAGTGGACGGTCGACACGGCCATTTGATAGGGAATTGGGAGTTTCATAAACTTGACACCCCACTAAACAGTAGTCCATAGCGTCCAAGAAGGTCGTAGGCTGACTTAACTACTCCGGTGCCTCCTACGGTCAAATTCTGGCTTGCTGAGGGGTTTAAACTCATGCTGGTATGTCCTACCGTAAACGAGCTTAAAGCGCATTGTGCGACCTCGTAGGCGCTAGAATAGCCGCTTTCTTCCAGGAATAACATCTCCAAGGCCACCGCCTTTTTAAAAGCCATTGCCTGGCGGAACAGATAGCTATCCGGATCGGCTTGCGAATCAGCCTCCAGGTCGTGGTAAGCAAAAGCTGGGTCATAGTACGAACAAATCTGGTTAATTAGGACTGTAGCATTCGCTAACAGCTTATCGAAGTTGTCCGGTTTTTTCAGTTCAAAGCCGAATTTTTCGAAATCACTTGTCGTCAGATACGGTTTCATCGCTAGTCACTTCTTCCTTCTTTTTGACGGTCCGCTTAGTCGCAGCTTCAATCAGCGGAGTGCCAACAGTTGGGTGAGTGGCTAACAGCTCTTCTGCTCTGTCATCGTCCACGTCAATTTTTTGGCCTTTGAAAAAGTATCTGTGCTCCTTTCGGCCCCAGAAATCGTGAACTACCTTGTACTTGGCCACCATTAAACACCAGCAGTGGCTGCGACGTAGATGCCCTTCTTAGCGTTGTCCAACACGATTGCGTCGTAGTAGGACAAGCCCTTGATAGTCCAGCGGTTACCGGATCTGTCAGTTGACGGGTCAATTACTGATACTGAGTCGTACTTAACGATTGGTGCAATTGCAGACAGTGGAGTCAAAATAAAGTTTACATGTTCAGTAGTGATACCAGTACCTTTCAGGCGGTCACTTGATACACGAACAATTGGAACGCCACCGTCCAATTGAGCCACCCGACGGTCGATCCCGTTGATGGACATGTTGCCGTCAGTGGAGAAGGTCCGGGTTACAACTGCGGACTGCTTCAGTGCGGTGTAGTAGGAGGATGAAACAAACATTACGTAGCCGCCTGGAACTTCGTTGTCAAACATGTAGGCTTCGGCAGCATCGTAAGCATCCAAGGCGTTGTCCTTAGTGATTGAACCAGTGACTTTCTTGCCAGCTGAGTCGTAAAGCTTTTGAACGGCAACCTTGTCACGGTGCGGGATAGTGATCATCTTGTTGTGTTCACGAACGACGTTTTCCACGGTGTAAGCACCGTTTTCATCCATGTCGAATTGGTCAAGGTCATAACCAAACCAGTCTTCGTGGGTCAGCTTAACCGTCTCCTTGGCAACGCTGATAGTGCTACGTGCGTTGTCTTGACCACGCTTGTAGGCGGCGGCGTCAACGAAACCACTCAGTTTGTTGATCCGCACTTCGTTAGCGCCAACGAAATCAGCGGCGCTTACGCCATTACCACCAGTTAAGTAACTCCAAACTTGTGAATCAGCCTTGTATTCTTCGTCGATTCTTGCAAGGTCTTTTGAATCTAAAACAATAGTCATTTACTTACTTATCCTTTCAATCTTTGTGCAATTTTTTGATGCAGGCTGACATCCTTACCGCCAGCTTCCGGGTTCCCCGTAGGAAATGCCTGAATTGGCTTGCCAGCAGGCTTGTCTTCTGCAAACAAATAGCTTTCTGATTCCTTGAGAGATTTAAGCTGATCTTCCAACCCGGTTAAATTGCCCTTGCTGTCAAAGCGAATGTCATCGTGGTTAAGTAGAGCCTTAACCGCTTTAGCATTCTTGGCGCCAAAGTCCTTAATAGTGCTGGTGACGGCAAATTCAAGTTTCTGAGCGTTCAATTGCTTTGCGGCTTTTTCATTGTCCGACTTCAATTTCTCGATTTGCTGGGTCAGTTCTTCGACGTTGGCGTTATTTGCCTTCAAATCTTCAATTTTGCTTGACAATTCACTACTAGTCTTCTTAAGCGCATCTCTTTCAGCTTCCAGGCCTTCATACTTCTGTAAATCCTTGCCATATTGAGCCATGATGCTGTTAACCTGGTCTGAATCCAGTCCTAAATCTGTCAAAAATTTTCTTTCCATTAGTGTCTCCTTTACGTTAGTTTTACGAGTGACGAACTCGATCAGGACATAACAATAAGGCCTTTTAACGACTTACCCAGGTCGATTCCCGGTCATATTGCCGGGTTAAGAAATCATTTTCACTTACTATTTTTCTAATTTTGGCTTGATAGCCGCGAATTGCGCTACTGCATTTCGCTGCCAGATTCGTGTTGCCGATTCGTTCAGCCGCTTCCTTGCGCTGCTTCCACTTGCGGACCTGCCGTTCGTAGTAGCGCTGAAGCTGTTGCTTTTTGCCGTTTTCAATTGCTTCTTGCTCATCATAGTGCTTCTGTCGGTTAATTGTAACACCTTCAACATAAGGATAGAGCTGGTGCATGCAGTTAATTCCCAGGGTTCCTGCAGGCGTTCCGTATCCGTAATCGTAGATTGTCGGATACTTATGGTTAAAACGTGAATCCCCGTGATCCACCACGTTTACCACCTTCCCTTGGATTGGAGCGCAAGCTGGTCTGGCTGCTGGGTGCGACGTCATAATCGCCAACGTTTGGCTGTAATCTTTTAATGATTGCATTCTAACGTCGTTATAAGTTCGCAAGGTGGTTGTAGTAATGACCGTTCTTGTATAGCCCTCAAGGCTCCATTTGTGGCCGCCCTTGTCAATTAAGGTGGTAGGCAGGCCAGTCTTAACCCAGTCGTCGATATTGTCAAAAATCGCTTCCTGAGGTGTTTTAAGGCCTGTTGTGACCGCCAAGGTAGATTTGTTTAGAATATCTTGGTAAACCCTCAAAGCGGTATTCTTGCCCACGTTGGTGGACAATAGCGACTGGTTGACGTTGTTGTCTAGGCTTTCCCAAGTTTGGGCTGCATAGGAGTCTAGCACTTGCATTGTTTCAGTGCTAACTGGCTTAATTGGCTGATTTAAAAGCTTAGCCAGGTCCCGGTTGAAGGACTGGCTGACCTTTAATCCATCGCGCTTGATTACGGAATCAACCGCTTTTGCAATTGCAGGCGATTGCTTTTTAACGTAGTCAACTACCTGCTTGGTTAAAGCACCCATTTGAGCTAGTGCTTTAATCCGCCATTCAACCATTTCCTCAGCCTTAAGATCAGTCAATCGAGGTCGGACACCTTTAATCGTGTCGATTAGCATTCCGAATATTTCCTGCTGCAGAATAACATATTGGTCGGCAACCTTCTCCGCGGGGCTCATGGTTATTCACCACCAAACTGATTAAATTCTGGTTCTGCCGTTGAATTCTCCGCATCGATTTGTGCCAACCACTTATCGGCTTCTTCTTCGTCTAATCCGTAGTTGCGCATTAAAAATTGCTTCTTTGGCATGACCTGGGCTTGAACTGCCTGCAAGTCGGCCGCGCGCTTGCTTTCCTGGTCAACAAAAACGCCATCGTTGAAGTTGATCGTGATATCCAGGCTATCTAAATCGCCAGTCCATCTCGCTTGGCCGTCAGCATAGAAGCTGTCCACGCTTGCTAGTTCGAAGATAGCATAGACCAATGCCTTGATAGTCTTTTCTACCTGGGTAATGTAAGAGGACCGTGTTTGATAGGTCTGGGAGTTGTTAGTAACCACCTCGGTGGCCGTTTGAATGCCGCTCGGTGATGTTGTGAACGTGCCCTGTGATAACCCCGTCTGGTTTTCAAATTCCCGCAGGAAAAAGTCCATCGTTGCTTGATAATCAGCCACCCGAATCGGGCTAGTCGCGTCATGGAAGCCCACTTCGCTAGCATCCCCGTACATAGCTTGGTAAACAGTTTCGTCTGGGTCAAACATCGGCGGATGAGTTTCACTTGCCTGCCCGCCATAACTTGATCCAGTCTTGAGCCATTCAGCCGGAACAATTAAACGCCGCTGGCCCTTCTTAACTTCTTCGACAAACTGGTCGTGTGTTCGGTTGATTGCGTCGATTACAGTGTAAGAGTTGTCAATCAGCGACAGGCCCATTGGGCTTGTAAGGTTTTTATTGTTGCTACCTTTGTTACGATAGAAGGCGAATAAAGGGCGTTTTAAGCCGGTAATCTTGACTTGTGGCTCTAACCCTTCATACTGCTCTAAAGTGCTCAGAGGGACGTTAATTCCGACCGTGTCGGCTGTTTCTGAGCGATAGAGCTCGTTGGTAATCACATAGTCGCCGTGGTCCCATTGGTGGAATTCAAGCAGCGTGTAGTAGATGGTTCGGTGGCCTTCAACTTGGGTTGTTTTGGATGCGATTGCCAATTCGTTGACTTTGTTAGTATCAGCTTGAAGCGGGTAAATTTGGTCAGCCGTGGCCCAGGCTAGTTTAATCTTGCCATTTTCTACATACGGACGAACACACCCAGATCCCAGTGCAATCCATTCTTCCAGCTTCTCTTCAAAAGTAGTATAGAATTCGCTATCCTGGAAAACGCCGTCCAAAAAGTCGTTGGCAGTCTCATCGCTGACGGTGACCTGGCACTGCTCGTTAAAAATTAAACTGGCAAGCTTAGCACTGGCCAGCTTGGTGACATTAACTGATTGCAGTTCATGCTTCTGCGTTTCGCCGTATGAATTCTTGTGGGTGACTTGTTTAAAGTCATCCATGTAATAACGCTTGTCCCGTGCAATCCGCTCCACCTCATCGGCGGGCATATTGATCCGGGGATTGTCAATGATCTGGCCTAAACTTTTGGTCATTCCGACTGCTGCACTTCCTTTCCGAAACAAATTTCTGAGTGTATCCCAAAAAGCCATATTCCACCTCCTACCACTTCAAACCGAAGTCTCTTTCGTTGTCTAGCACGCAATACTTAAAAGCATCGACCGTGTGGTCGTCTTCCTTGATAACCTTGGGACTGTCGCTTTGGAGCGTGTTTTCATCCCATTGATATTTTTGGTGTTCCTTGATAAAAATCTGATTGGCAGGCTGGTCAAGATAATAAACTCGGCCTTGTGCCAGTAGATCCTGGACCCGGTCGATCATGTCAACTTCTTTAAGCTTGTGGACCTTGTGCCAGCGGATCCCATACATCGAGTAATACTGATTGTCAAGCGCACCTTCGGCCGAATCCATTGTCAACCGTGTTGGATACTTATCATACTTCTCTGTCACCTTGTCGATAAAGTCATGGATGTCTTTAGCCAATTCGCTAGGTGGCTTCTTGTTCGTCTTGCCTGCTGGTGAGTAGTAGTAGGTGTCCAGCAGGTAAACGTCGCCCTTGCGAGTGAGACCTACTGCAACCACCGTGGTGGCAGAGACTTCGTGTCCTGCGTCCATGCCGTAGTAGATGTCGGTGATGTAGTCACCGTCAGGGATTGCACTGGCTGAATGGAATAGATCCATGTTGTAGACATTGGTTCCTAGACCTACGACCTCGCCAAGATAAAGCCATCGATAATAATCGAAGTCGTTTTTCTTGTAAGAATCGATCATGTCCAGCTGCTGCTTGGTCGTAAAGCCCAGCTTGTCGTCCAAATAAGTGGAATGATCAATAAAGAAATTTGGATCACTTTCCTTTTGAGTTATCCACTCATTTATCCACAGATAAGGATTTTTAGGCGGGTTATAGGAGCAGTAAACCTTAGCCTGGTCTAGCCAGGATGGCTTTTGTCGGATAAAGGTCGGTATCGCTTGGTCGAACACGTCGATATTTTTTAAATTGGCAAATTCTTCTAACCACACCGCGATTATATTGCCGACATTGTTAGACTTAAGCTTTAACGGGTCATTAGCGCCGTAGAAGTAAAAAGTTGAACCAGATTGAATATGTTCAATCTTAAGTGGGCTTGCCCTGGTTCTGAACTGGTCACTAACCTTAAGGATATCCATAGCCCAGAGAATCTGGTTATAAACCGAGTCCCGCAGGTAGCTGGCGTTTTCACGGATGCAGACCACGTTTGCTTTATGTCCAGCGTTGATAGCCTTAAGCATGTCAAAGACAAGTTTGATGCTGATCACGGAGGATTTAAAGCTACCACGCCCTCCTTTAGCGATGACGTAGGGCTTTTCAGTATTCCAGAGTTTACGGAAGTGCGGGTTGATCTGGTCTGTCAGTCTAACCTTCATCTTCATCACCATCCGTCATGTCATCGATGATCACGGTTTGACTGGCAGCTTCCTGCGCCATGCCATTCCACATGCCATAGCGCTTGCCCAGCATGTCCATCGCTTTTAGGCGATCCGCAAAAAGCGGACGTGTCTCCACGATGTTGCCGTTTTTATCTAGGCGCTCTTCTTTGAGTTCACCACGAGCTATGGACGTCAGCTCTTCCATGATTTCCTTGATCTGCATGGTTTTCTTCTTGTCCAAAGCATCCATTTTTTCATTGATGTACTCACGAATGTAAGACTTTGACAAGTTATCTGCACCTATTTGCCGCGCTGTTTTTTTGGAATATCCAGCAAGGATGGCAGCCTGTGTGGAGTTGCCAAGCCGAATATATTCGTCAGCAAATTTTTTCTGTTTAATCGTAAGCTTCAGCACTGTCACCACCTTTCTTACTTCTTACTGAAACAAAAAAGCACGGCCACCAGGCCATGCTTAACGTGTCTGTCTATTGCCCGCTCGGATACCTGATAGTAATATCGTCATCGCTTGGTTGAGTTTCTGCGGGTAACTAGAAACTCAAGAGGGCTATGAATCCCAGTGGAATCGAACCAGTGACATTCGCTTAAAAAATATTTGGAGGAAACAATAATTAAATAAAGAGTTATTGCTAACGTTTTTTTCTATGCCCCAAAAGGGGCTAAAGCTGGTGCAGGAATCGAACCTGCCGTGCCAAAGCATTTATGACAGCAATGAGTTGAGTTGTAATTAGGTATTGGTCAGACTACTAAAGGAGATAGGCACTACCCAACCAGCTAATGTGTATAATGTATGAATTATGAAAAACGGAAGTAATTAGAGGAATAATTTAGGGAAAAGTGCCCGGTCGCTTAACCACCGGGCAATGCTGCAGGTGGGAGTCGAACCCACCCGCAGCTATGACTAAACTTTCGGTATAAAGCTGACAAACATTTATTTTTGTTTACGTTATTATAATATCTCTTTTGCCGTGCACGTTGCGTGCATACTTTGTGCATTTTTTGGCACTTGCAAACAAGGCTGATCTTGTACCTTAAACACCAGCTTCCAGTACTCAAAACGGTCCGCAAATTCGCAAAGTGCAAGTCGCTTCTTATTCGCGAATTGCCGATCTGAGTAGCCAATTTTTTGAGCGATCTTAAACCCTTGCATGCCCTTGAGGTAGTAGTCCACCAGGATGATTTTGTAGGGTTTGCGAATGTCCCCGTCGGCGCAGTTGGCAATTGTATGCTTGATGCAGTCGACCACAGAAGCCGCATATAAGCCCTCTACAAGCTTTTCTTCTTGGTGATTGGTAAATGAACCGGAGGGCATTCCAGACATGCTAGGTGAACTTATATCAGCCCTGTGTGCACCACACTGGCGTAGATATCGCTCAAAGTCGTGCTTAAGGTACTGATCTACCCTGCGAGCGGTCAATCTTTGATCCAAGTTGTCCATAGAATTACTCCTTCATCAAGTCGCGAATAACTAACTCAAGGCGTCGCAATTCGGTGTAATCCATTGATTGCAAGAATTCTCTGCTGACCATCAAATCAAACCCTGGCTTGGCCACGTGATAGCCCTGGCCAGTCTTTTTAACTTCAAAACCGTAACTCATAATCTTTCGTCCTCCCCTACTACTTTCTCTAATAGCTCTGTATCACTCATGATGTAGTCTGTTGCACATTCCATGCAGCAGAATCCTAGGCCTTGATATTCCAGATAGCTGTCCCCTTTTTCCAGAACAGTGCCGCACCAATTACAATGGAAGTTCATAATTATACCCCGCTTGTCTTAATCCTGTGATCCAGCACCAGGGAATGAGCTTCCGCCGTCCCCGCTTGCTGACAGTGATTTCTAATCCATCAACTTTGCGCTCAATGCCATACACTGCTCTTGGCTGGGCATCAACCCAGCGCGCAATTGGCTCTGGCGTGTTTACTGCCAGTTTGAAGCGCGATTGTAAGCCGTATTTCGTCGGATAAAATTCCTTTTCCATTTTTTTAAACCTTACCTTGCTAAATAAACACTTGTGAAGCTGGTTGCCATCAAGGCCGCCCAGGCCGCGAAGTTAAGCCAGTTTGGCTTAAGCATCAACCAAATCGTGACCAGGATCCAAACTCCCCAACTCAAACTAATCGTAAGACTTTGCATTGTTGTCCCTCATAAATTTTTCCAGTTCCTGGTGCTCTTGGTCCGTAAAAGGATCATCCTTAGAGTCGTAATCCAGGAAACATGGTCCATCACCCAGCCGCATAATACGTGCCACGCGCTCCGTCCGGTCGCTGTCGTAAAAGAAAAGCTCGCCGTCATAGTCAAACCAAATGCTAATCTTCGGGTTGCCGTTTACTTGCCACCAGTCAAAGAGGCGGTATAACGTTTGTCCATTAAAAGCCATAACCAATCAGCTCCTCTCTAATAATCTTCACTGCATCTTCGGGCGACCTAGCAATGCCATGGATGATACCGCAGTTGGTAAGCATCTCGTGGAATCGTTTTTGACTTTCCCTTGGTCGCCCCATTTTAGTTTTCATCTCGATAAAAAAGACCTGGTGGTCGTCAGTCTTGAAGCCAAATAAGTCGAAGAACCCATTCGGCAGGCCTTGGATAACGTGCTTCCCGTCCAGGCTGAGGAATTTCCCTGCGTTGGCCCGGAACACCTTGCAGCCGGCTTTGGTCAAAGCCACCATGGTTAGTTTTTGAATGTCCGATTCTCGCATTATTCTACTGCGCCTCCATCATCTCAATAATCATCCTTTTGACCTTGTCATAGTCGGCATAGCTGTAATTAACCGAATTCATTAACATCACGCTAATGGCAATTAGAACAGCTTTAGGCGGTTTCCGATAAACGTGGGCATAATTGGCCACTAACTCCTTGCAAGCCTCTCTGCGGCCTTCTATAGCGTTTTTGGCGTATGCTTCAGCGAATAGGTAGGTCATACGCCCACCACCCGCTTGTTTGGCTTTCTCTTGTGTTTAGTCATCGTTAATCCCTCCAGTTTAAAATTTCTGAGTCCGCAGTATAGCGAACGATTTTTAGTGGCAGGTCACCACCGCTTTTTTTAAGTCGTCTCATTTGAGCCCTGGCCATAGCCTGGCTGACATAGATCATTGGATGACTGCCTGCTCTACACACCTGCAGCCGTCCATTAACTTCTTCCATCACTGCCCAGACCACCGGCTCCTCGATGTTTTCGATCCATTTTGTCATTGTTTTTTTCTCCTAGTGTAGTCATTGTAGTCACCCTGTAGTCAGCCTCAGCCTTACTCTCCCAAGGGTTTTGGCGAGGTGACTACATGACTACACCTTTCCCAACTTTTTATAAATACCCCCCCATCCCACCTGACCACACCCCCTATTATAAAAAGTTTATTTTTTATAATAGGCGTAGTCATGTAGTCAATACACTATAATCCTTACTCTCCCAAGGGCTGAGGCTGACTACAAGGTGACTACATCTGACTACACCGTCGCGCTGAGCCCTACTCTCCCAAGGGTTCAGATTTTCATTTTTGACTACACCTATCTGGAAAATCCACGTAAAGACTTGCGTGAATTCCCCGATTTGACCTTTCGAACCGCACCTACGTTCCAACCCATGTGTTCCATGTAGTAACGAACCTTTTCTTTTTGTCGTTCCGTAAGTGCAGTACCGCCGCCGATGACCTGCAGGTCCTGCCAAAGCTCATTATTTGAGATGAAAGTGCGATCTGCAAAATCATTAGCCAGCGCGTCGCGCAAGTTATCTTCGAGCGCGGTGGTGTACATGAATTGCTGACGGCTTTCATCTAGTAATTCGTTCTGTTCTGGGGTCAACTTAAACGGCTCGGTGGTTGTCTTATAGAGGTATACTGCTTCCCCCCAGATCTGATCGATGTATGACTTGTCCAGGTCGGTCACGGGATGCAGCTTCTGCTGTTCCCGGTGGCACATGATCGACAAGAATCGACGGTCACCGGATTTATCCTTAAGGTGTCGGACCTCGTTCGTCGTCCGGAACAGAACAAATTTCTTTTTGAAAGTTTCATTTGACCGGGCATATGGTGGACGGTAAGTGAACTCTTTCATGGTGATGAACTTCTTGATTTCTTCAAAAGAAGTCCGGTTTGAAACTGTCATTTCGTCGTCGTTGACAATCAACGCATTTCGCATAGCTGCAAAGTCGTCCTTGTCCGTAAAGCTTAAGAACTGGTCTGTATATGTCCCAGGCGGTGCCAGCTTCATCAGCAGGGTGGTTTTGCCGACGCCTTGACCACCGACCAGGTCCAAGACCCAGTCAAATTTAGTGTTGGGATTGGCGGCTTTAGCCACCACACCCATCAATACTAACTTAATGATCAAATTGTTGGCAGGGGTACGGTCAGCTCCCAGGTAGTCCGGCAGAAAGTCGGTTATGCGGGCCTTCTTATCCCACTTTTTGTAGCAAGCTTTGAGGTAGTCAGTGACCGGGTTATAAGCCTGGTCCCGGGCTACCGTCCCCAGCGCCTGAAAGATAAGCGGCGATTTAAAAGCCACCCGATAGTCGGGATAGATATCGCAGTATAAGGCAATGTCGTCGACCACGTGGTCGTTGATCGGCCCCTTTTTGATATGGATATTTGGCATGTTCCACTTGGATAGGTCGATTTTGACGTCCTTGGTGGCGTCAATTGCCTCGGTGAAGGCATTCCATTTGAACACACCTGCCAGATGTGGATCAGTCCGGAGGATCAACGCAACGTTGGCCAAACTGGTCGACTTGACCTGGTCTTGAGAATTCAAGATGAAATTTAGTTTCTTTTTCGACTGGGCCTTTTTAAGTTCGTCCGCCTTGTCCGTCACGACGTGAAATTTATCACTCATCTGCGCCCGCCCTTCTTCGTAATTCCTTCTCAATCATTGAATTGACTGTCTTCTCTACTTCAGCGATGGTTAGTTTGTCTTGCGTGTTTTCATTGGCCAAAAGAGCTAGCTGAGCGGCTTTATAAGGATCTACGCCCCGATATAGCAGACCACCGACAAACGACGCCAGAGCGTTATTTCTGCCGCCTGTAGCGCCCAATCCGTCGACAATTTGCTCAAAAAGGGCTGCGGTCGCTGTCTTGGAATCGACTTTGTACCCTGCTTCCACTCCGGCCGATGGCTTGGATTCGGCTTGCTTTTTTAAAATTAGTTCCAGCAAACCATCTGGCAAAGGCTGGATCGGCTTGTGGTTGAGCCACTTGTATCCTGGTGACGGTGCCACTACCACATAGTTATTATCGTGGGCTTTTAGGTCAACATGTGGCAAAAAGCCGATGTTTTGTGTGATAGTCTGCTTGGCTGGTTTCCGGAAATAAAAGTGAAAGCCGCCGGAGTGAGTTTGCTCGCAAAGCGTGTCCTTGAACCACTCGTTATGGCCCAGGGCTTTGATCGACTCCATGCCGTCGCCACCTTCATGGCGGTCGACATCAATCACCAAGAACTCACGTGTCTGCAAGGCAATCGATGCCGTTGGATGCTTGGTCCAAATGGCATCAATCTCCTCTTTGGTTAAAGCCGGTCTGTTAGCAAACTTGACCAGCGGCCGTTTATTTACGATCGGGATTACGCTAAAGCCATGTGCTGCATAGCTTTTCGCGTAGTTTACAAGGTTTTCCATTTACTTTCTCGTTCCTTCACAGTATGGGCATCCGCGGTTGATGTGCTCTGGCGAGATCCAGCTTTGTAGGCCGATTGTCTTGATCCGTCCACAGTCCCTGCACCGAACTTCGATGCTGGTCCGCAGTCTTACAATGTCGTCAATATCGGGATAGAGAATTTCCCAATTTCCGGCCTTCTGGGCCAGTCTAGCCTTGATCTCTGAGGGATCCAGGCGGTTTTGACCACCTCTTTGCGGGATGTAGTACATGGTAAGCCCCCTAGAATGGCAGGTCTGATTCGTCTACTTCAGCACCAGCTGCTTGGGCAAAAGGATCATCCTTGACTTCTGCCACCTTGGGCTGTTCAGCTGGAGCAAATTCGTAGTTGCGGTATGGTTGGTCTGGGTTCTTTTTGTTTGGGCTCAGCTTGATGGTCATCTGCAGCATCTTGCCCTCAAAGCCGTCAAAAGCCTTCTCGATGCTGTCGTAATTAGCGTCAGTATCGTCATCCAGGAAGCACTGGTTAGGCACGTCCAGGCCAACCATGGCACCGATAATTTTGATTGTCTTGATTGAACGGGCAAGTACGAAGTCAGGCATCGGGTTGCCCTTGCTGGTGGTCTGCTCCAAGGTTGGGAAGATTGATTCGGTCCGGCCTGCGTAGTCGCCATCGACTACTTCAAGGCCGAACATCAAGAATCCACGGCCATTCTTGGCCCGGTGCGTCACGCTTTTAAGGACGCAGTTGTAGGTGCCTTCTGGTAAAGCTTCAATGTTTTCTGAAACCTTGCCCTTCTTGGCATCAAAGTGTTCGCTTTCCAAACTCTTAAGTACATCTAACATTGACATAATTGTTTCCTCCTAATAATTAATTCTTCTTAAACATGTTCTGGCAGCTTTCTAAGAGCTGCCGGATTCTCTTGTCTTCGATATCTTCTGGCTTGTAGTCGGCCCGCTTGTCTACAACTGTCCGGTAGTGCTGGTCACCGATCTTAAAAGTTCTCACCACCAGGTCACAGTTGCCGTTGACGATGTTGTAGTAGCGGCTTTTAAGCGCAGGCATCGTCTTGGTCTTGCCTTGATCGTCTACAATCTCCAGCTCTCTGGAGATGTAGATAATGTTCATCGGCAAAGCCTTCAAGTCCATGACGAATTGTTGGACGCAGGCACTTAGTTCTGCGTAGCCAGCTCCATAGGGGATATCGCCAATTGTTCTGACGCCGTGACGTAAGCAGATGTCCTGCTCCATCATCGTGCAGACATCTTCAGTGACATCTACTACGATCGTCTGAAACGTCACTCCCGGCTGCTGGAGAGCCGTGATGATTTCATCAAGCTGCTCGATGCATCCCTTCTTTAAACTTCCGTCCTTGTTCCGGACATTCCGGATCTGGATGCTTGGTGCAGTCCCTTGGGCGCTGTTACCGTCGGTATTGAGTACCAAGGGATGTGGGAAATAGCTTGAGAAGAAGCTCTTTCCAGACATCGTGGCCCCGTAGATAAAGAAGTTTTTAGGCTGACACTTTGGGTGAAGTGTCTCATCTTTCGGCAATTGAAACATTAGATAGTTCCTTTCCGTTTTTTATTCCACATATACCAGACCCATCCTGGCTTATAGCCATGTAGTTTGGCATATGCTTGAAATTCTTGGCGACTCTGAAGCTGATCAATCCGCTTGGTGGAAACGTTCAGCATCACTTGGTCATTTATGAGTTTCTTAATTCGCTTAACCTGGTCGCTTTCCTTGATCTCGACCAGTTCTGCCTTTTGTTCGGCAAATTCGCACTTCTTGACCAGTGGTGAGTAACCACATTCGGGGCAGGTATTGTTTTCCACCTCTTTTCTCTCCACTACCCCGAAGCAGTCTGGGCACTGGATAACTTGGATATTGCCCCGCTTTAGGGATTTTGCCGCCTTGGCCTTGCTTTTGGCCAGGGCTTTCCAGTCCCGATCGGTGTTTGGCAGGCCAAACCGCTCCCAGTTGCCGACTTGGTCGATGATCGTGGCCACCTTCCCAGGTCGCGGGTTGAGGCACCGCATGCTGAACTGCATGTAGAGCGCCAGCGACATGGTCGGTCTGACCATGATCACGCAGTCGACGTTTGGCAAGTCTATGCCTTCCGTAAAAAGGTTGACATTGACCAGCACTTTCAGCTGCTGATCCCTAAATTTCCGGACTGCTGTGTCTCTAACCATGGTAGGCGTGGTGGCGTCAATAGCCTCTGCCGTGATCCCTCTGGCGTTAAATTCGTCCGCCAGGTGGTTAGCGGCTTCGACTGAGTAGGTGTAGACCACTGCTTGCTTGCCGCCAGCCTTGTCGAGATACTCGTCCACTGTGTGGGAGTAAATCTTGTGACTGACAGCTTCTTCGATCGAGGCGGTGACGTAATCACCAGTGCTGGACCTGCGGAGCTTTTTATCGTCCACGTCCTTGTCTTTGGCCGCGTAGTACTTAAACGGGGCCAGGAAGCCCAGTTCTGTCAGCTCCTTGATCGACTTGCCGACGATAATGTCGCCAGCGATCTGATCAAGCTGGTTCCGGCCTGTTCTGACCGGAGTGGCCGTAAAGAACAGGACATAGGCGGTTGGAAAAGCCTCCAGGATCCGCGTGTAGCTTTTTGCAAGAGCGTGGTGGGCTTCATCAATGAGAATCACCTCTGGCTCTTGCATCGTATCCACATGCCTGGTTAAAGTCTGGACCATGCCTGCCTCCAGTAGATCGAGATCCACTCCCTGCTCTTGGAAGGTGGCTTTGGCCTGTTCCAGCACTTCCTTGCGGTGGATGATAAAGCAAACCCTTTTGCCCTTATCGGTCGTCCGCCTGGCGATCTCTGCCATCACCACCGTCTTGCCCGTTCTTGGCGGGCTTTGGACGATGATGTGTCGGTGGCCACTGGCCAGAGACTGCCGGATTCTAGTGATTAACTCTTGCTGGTATCCTCTGAGTTCGTAGGCCATTTCTGGCGGAGTGCCTCCTTCTTAATTTTGCGGATCACGTCTTCCAGTTCCTTCCGGATTAGGGCTACCTTGACCACGTCATCGCGAGTGGCTGCATATCCGTCTGGAAACTCATCGGACACAACCCGCCGGATCTTGTCGATAGCTCCCTGCGGGCTTGATGATCCTTGCTTAGCCCAGTCATAGAGCTGGGCTTCAAATTCATCCGATTTCTTGATGATCTCGTTGAGATGCGTACTAATATTGTAAAGCATTGTGATATACTTCTTTCTAGGCGATCTTGCATATCGCCGTTTAAATTTTGCTGGCTACTTCCGCTTTGCGGGAGTAGCTTTTTTACTGCTGAGAAAGGCGTTTGAAGCCTTAATCAGCTTTTTAATTGTTTGCTTGCTCATACCATCACCTCCTTATTTGTAGAATCTGCTCTTGTCTGGCGTACCTACTACCACCCCGGCCAAGAACGCCAGGGCGACGACACAAATGATGTCTAGTGCGCTCATTCTTCTACTCCTTAAACTGTTTGGCCCGCTTATCTATGTCACTCCGTTTAAAACGGGGCGACGCTTCGAAAAAGTAGGCTTTTAGTGGATAATCTCTGCGAAGCCTCCAGAAAGTTGTTCTGGAAACTCCCAGGTATTCGGCTGCTTTAACGGCCGTGAGGTATTCTGTCATCGCCTCCCCCTCCTCTCTGGAGAAGCACGCTACTAAGCGCTCTTCACGTTCTTCTTCTTCAACAGCTTGTTGATGAAGTACTGTTGCCCCTTGCCAGTTACTTTCGGCGTCTTGCTGAGCGTCGTCACGCCATTGCTATGGTAGATCGTGGTCTCCTTAATCTTGAAGAGGCCCATGTCCATAGCGCGTTGCGTCGGCATGTTCCAGTCGGAGCCCTTTCTGGAGATCAAGTAGCCGTTTTCCCGCATCCACGCGAAAAGCCGGTTCGCGCCGATGTCGACGCCGTTGCCTCTCAAGATCTTGGCCAGCTCCCCAACGAGTATGGTTGACTTGCTTGCCGCCACGCTGTCTGCAAACAGCGCTTTGGGCTTCAGCTCTTCGATCAAGATGTCCTTGGCCTTGAGCTGGTCAGCAGCTTGTTGAAGCAGATCAGCAAGGGCTGACTTGTCAGTTACGATAGCCTTGGCCTTGGCGTCGGTCATGTAAGCCCCGTGCTTGCGGATTGCTGGAAGCACTTCGCTGGTCACCCAGCGCTTGAACTTCTTAGTCGCTGGGAGTTTGCTGGCAAAGATCAGTGAGTAGACCCCAGACTCAGCAACCAGCAACGTGTTTTGGGGAGTCCCGTTTTGGGACGATTGTGAAATAGTCACAATCTGCTCACACCGATCTTCTTGGTCCACGTGATCATGGATTGCCTTAGTTGGTCTTGCGTAGCCAAGCACCTTTGCCACATCCTTACCAACAAACCAGGGATTTCCTTCGATTTCAACAACTCTTACTGGGCTGCTTACTTGGCTGTTTACAAAATTAAAAGTTTGAACTTCGCTAGTCATTTGATGTTCCCTCTTTCTATTGGTCAAAATTGCCAACTTTTCAGTTTAAAATTTTTTCGTAGCTCAGACCGATTGCCTTAGCAATTTGCAGGGCTTTTTCGGTCGTAAGCCGTCTTTTTCCGCTCAGAACTGCTGACGCATACGTGTACTCAACGCCTGCCTTCTTGGCTACGTAGGTTAGCTTTAACCCACGCTTTTCGATCTCGCTGGTTAGGATTTCACTAGCGTTAGGTTTCAGAACTACCATTTTAGTTTCACCTCCTTGGTCGTTTCGGTTAACTTCCTTACACCAAATATATTACTCGCCTTTTTGACTAATTGCAAGTTTTTTTTTGACTTTTTTACTAGTTTTTTTAGCCCGTAAAAACTGTTCTAGAGTGTCTGGGCTAATCCCCAGCTGTCTGGCTGCTTTTTCTTGCGTCAGGTCTAGAAAAAATCGGAAATTTCCCGAAAAAATCAAATAATTCCTTTCGCTAGAAACACAAAAAAGCCTTGAGATATTGATTTCTCAAGGCTTTCTTTAGGTTAAGCAAAATCTAGTTAGTTAATAGATGGCATCAGCGTGATAATTGCCTGCCCGTTTGATGGATAAACCACCACGCCAGTGTCGGTGGTCTGCCATAATTCAACGGAGTACTGCCCAGCTGGCAGTCCAGCCAAATTGGATGAGGATGCGATCAGCGACCCGTCGCCGTTGACCAGAGTGTCCAAGGTGGCTATCTGCTTCAAATTGGCATCCCCCACCTTGACCACTACCTGGTCCGTGTCGGTAAAGGTCTTAACCTGGCCATCTTCGGCTGCGCTCAGTACGAAGCCGTGGGAAGTGTCGCCACTTTTGATCGTGTCGTACTCAATCGTTAGTGTATTCATAATCTCTTCCTTACTACTTAACTACATTTGCGTAATTCTTAGGCAACCAAAGATCCCTGCCGATTAGATAGCCCTTGCTGTTGATCTTGCTGTACTTCCAGCGAGATAATTGCTTAACATAGGTGTTAGTGTAATAGCCCTTGCCGTTGATTAATCTAATCTTCCAGTTTGCCTTACCATAGCCCAGCCACTTGGCCTGAACAATGCCAGACTTAACCGTAACCGTGATTGGCTTTTTAGTGGCGGTCTTCTTAGCAGTGGCCTTCTTAGCTTGCTTTGGTTGAACCTTAATTACACCAGTAAGCTTGATAACCTGCCCAGGGTGAATCGTGCTCTTCTCGGTCTTGCCGTTTAAGCGTGCCAGCAAACCAGCGTCCAAGCCGTATCTCGTTGCAATTGAGTACCAACTGTCGCCCTGCTTGATGGTGTACTTGTTGGACTTTGGAATCGGCTGTACGCCTATCTGCTTATTGGTGGTGGCGTTTGCCGGTTTAACTGGCGTTTTCTTAGCCACCTTGCCACTAGTTACCAGATTGTTCTTAAGTTCCACATTGCCGTCTATTCCGTACCAGTTATCGGCGTATTGCCATAGCCCAACGTGCGGCATACTTGGGAAGTAATTGAAGTCCGGCTTAGTCTGCAGCCCCATAGTCTTATAACTGGCTACCCAGATAACATCGCCGTATCTTTTTCCCACCTTATCTACATCTACGTACTGCTTGAAGTAGTAAGATCCAGAGTAGAGGATAGGCTTGTAACCGGCTGACTTGATAGCCGACATAAATGCCAATATAGCCGTGGTGTTGGCTGGCTTGCTGCTGCTTGCCCCAGCTTCATAGTCCAAGGCGATCACAGAACCAGCTTCCAGGCCAAACTTCTTTGCATCTGCAATGGCCATCTTGGCCATGGACTTGGCGCTTGAAGTACTTGCGCCAAATTGACCCCAGTAATAACCACCAACATCTAAACCTGCTGCCTTAGCATTAGCAAGCTGGGCGCTTGCCTTTGGGTTCTGGTAGTGATAGCCTTCTGCGCCACCGCTGCCTCCAAGCTTAACAATAACAAACTTAGCCCCCTTGCTCTTGATTGATCTAAAGTAGCTTTGAGTGCTGTCCTGGTAGCTTGAAACATCATTGCCTAGCCGTCTAGCAGCTTGCACTCGATTAGAGGACAAGCCAATTAATGCCGTCGCCCCGATTAAAGCCAGCTTACTTTTGATTAGCTGTGGTTGCTTCACTCTGTACCTCTTCCTTCTTATCACTGTAAGTGCTTAATGTACCGTCTTTTGCCAGTTCGGCCCAGGCTTTTTCGACTGCATTTTCAACAGTCTTGGTATCAGCATCAGTCCAGCCCAACTTTTGAAGTTCAGTGATAACAGTCTGCACTGCTTCACTCTTTTTCAACTGCCCTGTTAATCCTTGGGCAATGCCTGTCTTTTCGGCGGCAACAACGGCGCTTGGTGCAAGCTCGTTAATCACATCGATAACGGCCTTAACTTTGCTGTTCTTGGCCATCAAAGTTTCAACCCCAATAGTTACCAGTGCAATAGCTGCAAGGATAATTACTTGAATAACTTGATCAATCATTGTTTGTCTTTACCTCTCTCGTTTAACATTTCCTCTAACTTATCAACCTTGGCCTCAAGTCTTGCAATCTTCGACTGCAATTTAATCACTTCTTCTTGAGCTTTAAAGCGCTCATCACGCTCTTTTTCAAGTTTCTTTAACAAGTCTTGATTCTCGCTGTTCAAGCGTGCTTCGCGATTCTCCTCGTTCTCTTTGCGTTGCTTCTCCTGAGATAAGTTGTAGCTGGCCCAATAGATTAACAGAGTAGGGAGAATTGGGACCACCTTTACTATGACGTCTTGCCATCTCACATGCTTCTCCTCTCTATTCGTTGTCTCTATTGCTTGGGCCGGTCTTTGCCAAATACAGTGACAGCAAAACCATAATGAGATCTTGAAAACCGGACATTATCATTCTAGGCGTGCTAAGCGGCGCGAAAATGGCATGCATTAGCTCATTGAATCCCAGCCAAGTTAGATAAGCAGCAGATAGTGCGAGTAGAACTTGATTAGCTCTGGTGTTTTCTAAAAAGCCTACACTCCAGCCAATCAAGCCGATTCCGATCGCAATTCCCACAATGCCAACTGCGGAGTTGTTTTCGATTTTTAGCAGCGTTTCCCAATTGGGTGGCCAAAAGAAGTAGCGCTGGTGGGTCAGCAACATAAGCCCCGTTGCTAGCAGGTCAAGCCCCACAATCGCGTGGAGTGGACTACTGAGCAGGTTGGTTACTGCTTTCTTCAGTCTTGCCATCGCTCGTCTCCTTTGCCTTAGATTCAAGGTGCCCCGCAACATAGTCTTCACCCGTGATCGCCTTGAACTCATCTGCAGTCAAGGTGCCTACAACGACATAGCGCTTGATTTGGTCTACGGTTAAGTTACCGCTGTCAAAGCAGTATTTAACCAACTCAACTTTACTCCACATTAGCCGCCCCCCCTTGCATAATTATGTTTGTTAACGCAGCGACTGCATCTCGCAATTTTGACACGTTATCTTGTGTTTTTTCGCCCAAGATGAACCATGTTTCGTCACCCATTTGGGTCACTTGGACGAGCACCATGTCGGTGTAGTCCTTAGCTTTTCCGTCATCGTCTGTGATAGTAACCTTGCTTAACTTGTCCTTAAAATCGTCTTCGGTCAGCTTAGTAGACGAAATGAAGTTGTTTCCGTTAAGCGTCAAGTTGTCAAGCTTGGTGCCGTCGGATAGAGTTATGCTGTATGCCATTATTTTTTTCTCCTTAGTTGTTAGTTCTTTGGATTAGCAGATTGAGAAAGAAGGACGCACGCTGCCAAGGAAGGCGGCTCCGGCGCAGTCGGCATTGCCGTAGCTGCCGACACCGGCGAAGAGAGTGGCGGAAACAACCGATCTAAGCCAGAACCATTGACTGCTTGAAATCAGATCCGGTCTGAACATAAAGAGTGGATATTGGCTCTTGTCAACCAAATGGTTGTGGTTACCGTTAACATCCCACGGGCTAACAGTACCGCCACTTGGGAGAGCGCTCATGATTTGGTTACCGTAGATGTTCTGTTCCGTCATAAGCTCTACCGTTGAGTCAAACCAAGCGATACCGGTCGGAACGCCATTCGTGCATGCGTTCTGCAGCTGGTTGCGGTGAGTCAACAAGTGAGCACTGCCAAATGCGGCGGTGATGGTAGTCTTAGCTTGGGACAAACCGGTGGTGTACATTTCGGATCCGACATATGCGCCAACAGTCGTGTCGGTTTCATTCATCTTGGCTCTGTAGAGTGACACATCGGGCACAACGACAACGTGGTGGGTAGTGCATGCAGTATCACCAGTGCTGAGGTAGTAGTCAAAGGCCGCGATGCGGTAATTGACTCCACCGATCGTCCAGTAGTCGCCAATAAATAATCCATCAAAAGTGCCCGCCTTGATCACTGCCGCTTGAGTGTCGGTCAAAGCGTTGCCGAGATAGGCGCCACGATAGGTTGCATTGTGAGCCCCTGCGCCGGCTTCCACATTGGCCGAGTCCCCCTTAGGGCCAACAAGAGAAGCAAGCCAGTCCGTTTGTGAGCCTTTAAAACCATTATTGACAGCAACTTGATAAGCAGAAAGCCCCTGGATGCCTTGATCACCATTAGGACCTTGAGGCCCCTGTGGTCCTTGTGGCCCTTGAGGGCCTTGTGGGCCAACATCGCCTTTATCACCCTTCAGACCATTGGAAACAGCATCAGAAACTTCTTTTTTCAGTTGCTGACTAAGGTCACTGAACTGCTTAATGAAGTCATCAACCGTGATGCTGCTGATGATTCCTCCAGAAATTCCAGTGGTGTTCTCGTTGATTTGAAGCCTCAGAAATCCATCACTAGGATAGATCGCAGTACCACCGTCTACGGTGTCCCACAGTTCAAGCAGATAGCTTCCGACTGGCAACTGAGCCAATTGCCCGCTAGTAATAGTGGCTTGATTGTTCTTGACGTTGGCACTTACCTCCAGCAAATATACGGAATCGTTCTTGATTCTGACCTTTGCATTTGCTGTTAAAGATGCCAGGGCACCATCATCAAAGGCACTCAAATTTATGTCAGTTGCAGTATCGGCAAATTTAAATTCGCTATTGCCGTTGGCAAGATAAAGCTTTCTCATAAGGAATCATCCTCTCATTCTTTTTTCTTCGGTCTTGCCATCACTGTTTTCCTTTGCCTTGGCTTCCATGTCCAGGATGTGGGCCTTGAGCTGCATGTTTTCGACGATCAGAGCATTGATTTGCTCAGTCAAAACGGTGATGTAATTCTCTGATGAGATTTGCATTGCTTTCCTCCTATGCTACTTTAGTTACTTCAACCAGCTTGGCCTTAGCCAAAACCTTAAAATCGGCCGCTGTCATGGTGGCGAAAGTCTTGTCTGACGGCAAGTCTTCCTTGGCGATCGTAGTGCGACAGTTGATATAATCGCCGCTCCCGTCGGTTAAATTACCCAGCAAGGATACAACCACGTGGGCGATTTGCTTAGTCTGTTGGTCATAAACCCGGTTGATGCTGGATACTCTGATCGGCATTGCGCCAGCCGCATAAGCTGCCAGCTTCTTGCGCGCCAGTGTTTCGATTTCACCGTCCAGCACGTTGTCCAGGCTGGTGCCGTCTGGCAAGTCCTTGCTAGTCACGCTGACATTGCTGCTTAGATAGTCGCCACTGTAATCGCTAGAACTGCCGTTTAAGGTCACGATGATTTGGCTGGCTTGCTCGTTATTATCAAAAGTCTGATCAATTGATGTTACGTTAATTTCCATTTTTGTGCTCCTTTGTATTAAAAAAGTCAGTAATGCTGTAATTTTGGCGGAGACCTGACGATCAGTATTCGATCCACTATTTTACCTTTTCCTCCAGCGCGGCTACTCTTTCAAGAAGCTTCTGGATAACCACATGGTGGTACCCGACGAGGTTTGAGTCGATTCTGGCAGTACGCTCTTTGTTAATCAGCATGTCGTCCATATGGTACTGCGGGTCTGGATTGACATCATCGATGATACCTGACACGTAGTGCTGACCACTGTCGTCACTGATATAGCGATAATCATACATCTCGGTGCCCTCAACTGCCGCCAATGCCCTGTCATAAGTCACCGGCGTGATGTCGGTTTTGACGGACAATCTAGACGATACGGTGTTTGCGACTTGGGAGATTACTTTTTGACAGTGGATGGTAGTCTTGCTGGCTCTTGAGTATAACTCTTGGTTTACAACAAGACCTTTTTGAATATATAAATCATTTGTATACGTGTAAATCGTGTTTTCTCCTAAGCCAACCCCTGCTTCGATTTGTAGACCGACCGAGCCCTGATTATTGAAGTTTGAGTCGCTATCATTTGATATCCAAATGGTATTGTCAGATCGAATGTGGTGATAAGAAATATGGATAGGACCGATTCTAGCGTCGGGTGTTTGAATAATTCCAGAACTGATATGAGTCTCAGAATCTTTTTTTTCATCTCTTATTTTAATGTACGGACCAGCATCTTTATCTAGAATAACTAAGTCTATTAATCGTTCACCTAAAGAGTCATTATTGTCGGTAGTTATTTCCAAACCACCAGCATATAATTTGGCCTTAGAGCCTTTCATACTCCCTACTTCAAACCCGCTGTCGTTAACAAGTACAGTTTGTTGGCCGGTAGCAATAAACGTTGACCCAGTAATCGTCATCCCGTTAAGCGTCCCAGACGTGATCTTGTCAGCATTCAAATTTATTATGTTAACTTTGTCTGCATTAAGCGTCCCCGTAGTAATCTTGTCAGCTTCAATACTGTCGATCATCGCAGACTTGATAGTAGCGTCGTCAATCTTAGTCTGAGCGTTGATATGTAAAGCTTTACCATCAATTCTTACAGTACCGTCAGAGTATGTGCCGATGGCTGCTGCTATTTGTCCATTAACCACTTGAGCTATAGATGAGTGGTCTGGGTCCATCGAAAGAATGGATTCGAGAATTTTTGAGCCTTTTGAGCCTTTAACGTAAGCGTTAATGCTATCGGCTTCCTGTTCGATATAGCTGAGTTTCTGGCCAAGGCTAACGGTTGAGGTGATCGGTATGTTTTGAGCATTCTTAACTGTGATTTTGTTTATATCCAGCTCCCCACCTTGAATCTTGGTGGCTGTGATATTCCCTGCAACTAAATCCTGTGTGAAGGCCGTGCTAACCCAAGACGAACCGTTCCAAGTCTTGGCGCTGGTCATGTTGCCAGATGAGTCGGTGGTTGCCCAAACCATACCTTTAGCTGGGTTTTGTGGAGGTGTCGTGCCGATAAAGAAGCCAGTTTGACCTTGGGTTTTCTTGATCTTATCATCCAGCTCTTTAGTTTTGGCTTCGACATCAGACTTCAATTCTACTACTAACTTCTGGCTTTCCGCCATGGCTTTTTCTACCTTGGAATGGATTTCTGCCCCAGTGATATCACTGACAGTTTTCTCCCAGGACGTACCCGTCCAGGTGTAGAGTGCATTGTCAGTAAAGTAAAGGTCGCCTTCTTTTAATCCAGCAGTTGGCACTGTGGCAGGGTCGGCCCCTCTGTAGATGCTGTTTTTTCCGTCCGCAGTTCTCTGCGCAGTAATGGCTTGTTTTTGTGCTACTTCGGCTGCTGTTTTGGCGCTGTCAGCTGTTACTTGCGCATTTTTCGCCAAAAGGCTGCTATTTGTAAAGACTACTGAAGCCGATTTGCTTTCAGCCATTTCTACTCCTTTCTATCTACTCTGGAATTGCTCCCTTAGGCAAGCTCATTGGTGATCTGGTAATTACTGGAATTTCAAACATAGCGTGCGTATGAGCTGTGTTTTCCCCGTCTTGTGGATTATGACAGTTAAAGCTTGCCAGCAGCTTCCCATTTGGTTGCATCCAGATCGTTTCTGGTTCGACTATATCAAACTTCAAAGGCAAGGACTGTGAAAAGTCATAGTTGAGATCGAATTCTTTGCCCTGGTGCACCACGTTGGCGCAGTAAAGCATCCTGTAGTCGTGCATATCATGATCGCCAGAATGCCAATAAACATAGGGGAAATCCAGACAGGCGGATTGGAAGGTCTGAGTGTTCAAGTTAAACCCATATTGTGTCAAATCAATCTGGTAAAGGACATCATGATCGCCTGCCAGCGCTTGGGCAGGATTCAAGACTTCAAAAGTTCCATCACCTCTAACCACGCCGATCAAGTCATGCTTTGCGTCATAGCTAACACGGACCGGATCATTGGCCGAGAAACCTAATCCCACGGTGAAGTCGCTACTGTTGGAAGTGACGGTCGCCTTAATATCGTTTCCGCCACGATATTTAAACTTAGAAATTCTGAATCGTTCATCTACGCTATTAAAGTTCTTAGTAACTCCATAAATCCAGATGGTGCCGTTTTCTTCTTTGACCCCAAAACTAGATCCGTGACCGCCACTCGCCACCATCATGTCATCGATCAGCTTTCCGTCACGGCTCCAGTGTTGGTAAAGCGTATCGTTTCCGTGCCCGTCCAGACTTTTGACTGGGGAGGCCGTGCTGGACAAGTAGGATCCATCGGATAATCTGACTACATACTGCACAGTGGCTTCTTTGCCACGAGCTGTTGGTGATAGCCGCCCCAGTGATCTGGCATTTGTTTGATCGGCTTGGACTTCTGGAGTAGTCGAAAAGTACTGATTATCAATCGTCGCCCGATACTCGCCCAATTTCAAACCGCTTACGTTTTGCAAGTAGCCTCGTGTTGCTGTCCCGTACTGGCCGGATTCTGAAAATTGGCGGAAGATGAAGCCGTTGCTGTCCAGGAAGGCTGAGATGTTTGTCCCGCCTTCGTAAGCCTGGATAATAACACGCTTTGATGAGTTTGACTTGTCGAAGTCCACCCCGTCTGGTGTCAAGACAACCGGGTCAATCGATGAACTGTCCTGCATGGCTTTTTGAACTGCGTTAGCGATTTGACTCGTGAAATTCGACAGCCAAGCAGGCGTAATTCGCGTAACCGTTTGGAATTCACCGAATTGGATTGTGTTCTGTGACGGATCAGCATAGCTTTCCGTTGTAGCCATGACACGCTCTTTGGTAACCATCTCTGGTGTAAAGTCCGTGTTGACTGTCCGAACTACACTCCCCAGCCGGGGATGCATCGTGTGTGGGACTGTGACCGTGTATGCGTATTGTGGGTGGTTAGTGTCTGCCAGAATTGTTTTGGCAATTGCTTTAAGACCATGTGCATCGGTCGTTGAGTTGCTGGTGTAGGCACCTTCTAGATAAGTTGTCCGCCAGTTTGGGTTGTACTGGCGATTTGCCGCATCGTCTACGATATATGTCTTGCCACCATTGGCGGAGGCCATTGTTTCGCCGTTTGGCCCGAAGACATAGAGCTTGGTAACGATGTTGCCCGTGATGTCACGCGTACACCCAGTGACATTTTGGCCAACGAAGACAGTGCCGGAGTAGATTTCAGAGTTGAGCTTGTTGCCAACTTCAAAGATCTTGTCCGTGATCGTCCCGTTACTGGTCGCCTTCACGTAAAAATCGCATTCCAGATCGTAATACTGAAGGAGAGTTTGAAGCATGGAGCTGGCCCGGCTAGTACCGTCAAATTCAACTTTGGACATAGTCAGCGTAGTGGTCAGTTTGGACATGTCCAGGCTCCAAGTCAGCTTTTGGGCGAGCCATTCGAAAGCTGTCTTAGCCGTGCAGTTGGTATATGTCTTGGCTGGGACAATTGTATGGGAAAGCTCCCAAAGGCCCAGGTCGATCAATTCTGCCGATGTTGCGGCCAGGCCAGAAGCAAGCAAGGTCTCGCTTGTGTGCCAAATTCGGAAGATATACCACCGCCCCAGCACTTCATCATGTTTAGCAATATAGTTGCCTTCAACCACCTTGGCACTATCTGGCTGCCGTTGCGGAACTACGATGGTTCCGTAGTGATTATACTCCTTAGATTTGCGGTTCTTACTTCGGGATTGCGTAGTGTCTTCTGCGTCTGGGTTTTCGCCATAGCTGCTGTTAGTCTGGTCAGCTGACGCATACTGGTGAGTGATCGTGTCAGCAGTAAAGACAGTCGCGCCGTCCAGAGACAGCGTCCCTATCCGCTTTAATTCGCTGTTTAAGATGTAGTACTGCTTTGCCATTACTTCAACCTCGGATTATAGGAGATCACGGTTTTAGACGTACTAAGATCAGCATCGGACACAAAGACAAGCGTGTTATTTCCTGGCTGCAGCTTAGGGTAGTTGGTTGCCCAGGCCTCTTCTACTACCGTGCCATTAACGGTGGTCTGCATGTTTTCACCATCAAAGTCCAAGACACTGCCTGCAGGGACCGCAACTGGAATCGGCTTGTTTGCCAAGTCGTATTTAGGATTGCGCCGCCAAACCTTAAGCATAGTCAAAGACGGGTCGACATTTCTATAGATATTAGGCGGGTTAGTTGTGTCTTCCGTGATGGAGTGTTTAAACATGCCGACTGCAATCGAGCCCAAGGGCGCGCTGTAATCGCCCATCCGGTCGATGTATTTTGTGTTTTTAAAGTGAACCTTGCCTTTTTCGTAGTCCTTAACCCGGTTGCCACCTTGGTCAAGCTGGTAGATCCAGAAACTCCAAACATTACCGACCTTGTGGACTTCCCATTCAATCCAGGCGTTAGAGAGTTCGGAGGTGTTATTGTCGTTCATCTCTGTCTTGTAGTAGTAAACAGTCTGGTCCTCTTGGGTCGTGACTTTTTTCTTCTTGCCCCTAACCTTTTTAATTACCGTCACGCTCTTCTTGACCTTTTTGGACCCGGCATAAACCGGGACTTTTACATTTCTGCCGTTTTTGATGTTGAATGCCTTGGCTGGCCCGTAAATGTTGACGTAGTCGCCACTAATCCAGTCAGTGCCGGGCTTGCCGATTTGGGTGTAAAGAACCGGGACAGCACCACTGTCTTGGTCTTTGATGCCTGCCCGGAAAAATGCATTCCCGTTTGGATCCAGGAATAAAACTTCGATGTCACCCATTGCCCGGCCATTATGTGGCCCCTTAAATTTTCTGCGCTTGAGCCGGAAAACGGCTTTAAAATCATCAAGTGCGCCGCCATCAAAGCCCTTCGTGATCATGATAGGGCCATACCAAGGAGTACCAGTCGTGCCCTTGGCTTCCTGGGCATCAGTACCATAATTCATAACAGTGTACTTACTGGTACTGCCCTTCTTGTCCTTGGCTGGATTATAGCCAGTCTTCTCCTTGGTCCCAACCCCGATGGACATGCCAGAAGGATTGATCATATTAGAGCCACCCATAACCGGGGCAAGTCTCTGCCCCCACTTGATGTTGGACGCTGACGTTGGGTTCAAGTTCCAATTGGTAAAGGATCCGCTTGTTGCGTCGCCGACGTCAGACAAAGCTTCTTGCCACTCTGCAACGATTTTATTCTGGAGCTCCGTTCTATCCTCGCCGAGCGCAAAGATGCCGGATCCGTTGACTACTACACCCACGTGCTTGGCGTCCTTGTTCGATTCAATTTGGATATCAACAGGTGTTGGGGCGTTGCCCTTCATGTTGACGTCAATTGGCTTGCCGGTGGTGACCCCGTCAAGAGCGATCGTTTCGCGGTTTAAGAAGGTAAAAGGCTTTGAGCACTCAAAAGTAAGGTCAACGGTGGCAAACCAAGAATTGTTAAGCAGGGTAGGTTGGCCAATGCTGCTAAAGTGGCCAAGCCAGAATCTATCTGGCCAAAAACCAAATTCAAGTTCGTATTCGCGAGCCGGGTTGTCTTCATCATAGAGGATCAGATATTCAGCCATTTGGTCCGTTATTTCCTGCATCCGTTCACGGCTGCCGTTAGTGTCCAGGTAGACCTTGAAGGTAAAGGATTTGCTGGTGTAATTGATCCCCTCGAAGTAGTTGCCATAAGCACCGGGGATGCTTTCACTGACCACGTTCATCGTAGGAGCAATAGGCATAGCAAACTTGGTGCATTTCACGCCATAATTGGCGCTAGAAACGCCGTTATAGATGAAATATGGATTTAATTCTGCCATTTCTGCCTCCTATCTGACGAAAAATCCGCGCATATCGTTGAGCTTCTGCTGCGCGTTGTAGCCCTTGTAGATGTCACTTTGCAGAATGTAAGATCTCATTGGCTTTTTCAGTTCTTCCAGTTGGGTTGCGTTGTAATCGATCAAGGAGTCTAATTTGCGCTCAACCAATTTCAAGGCGTTATCATTCATAATCGAACCACTGCCTCCTCCCGCTTGGCTTGCGTAAGCTGCAGCTCGCCCAATCATCTCGTAGGTGCGTGATGGGCCTGCAACCGAAGGATTTGGAACCACAAATTCTGTGCGGTTTCCTTCACCAATTAGAGCCATTTGCTCACGATCAATAATGCCGCCTTTAGCATAGCCACTTGCGGCAACACGCGCAAAAGCGGCGTCAGAAGTGCCATATCTGTGTTTGATATAGTTAATGGCTGCAAGCAGGTTGTCGTAGCCGTTGTAGATATTGCCATGACCTGCAAACTTGAAAGCATTAAAAGTTGGTCCGATTGTTTGCATCAAGCCTTTAGACGGGATACCAGCTTTTGCGTTGCTGTCCCAAAGGTTAATTGCTCTCGGATTACCACCCGACTCACGCTGGATAGTGGCCAGGATCTTGCCTATCCGATAGCCCGTCGGCTCAATGCCGTTGGCCTTAAGGGCCTTAGCAACATATGACTTCCAGCGCATAACGCCAGCACCGCCTGGATTGCCAACACTGCCACCGCCATCTTCATTATCGTCCTTGTAGCCCTGGATCAACTTCTTAAACTTGTCAGAAATCATGCTGGTCATCTTGCCAATCATTGATCCCGCCAAGTTCTTAAAGCTTTCCGGCAAGATCGACATAAACGAATCAGTGGCGTTCTTGATCAGCTTGGCGGTGTTCTTTAGGGGATGCTTGAGCCACTCAATAGCGTCCTTAAGTTTATCCGCTACACCGCCGAAGAACGACTTAACACCACTCCAAATGTCACCGCCGACATTGCCCTTGGCATAGTGCACGCCTACAGAATCAAAGATTTCCTTGGTCTGCTTTGAGTTGTAGACCTTGTCACCTGGGTTGATGATAGTCTTGGCATTGCGGTCTTGATACATCTGCAAGGTTCCGTCCTTGCGCTGGATCAATTCGCGTGGATCAGGAGTGCCATCGTCGTTGACGATAGCCATAACCGACCCGTCACTGCTTAATTGGCCACCGTTTGCAAAGTGGACATGACTGAGCTTGTTGATGCCCCCCTTGCCACCGAAGAAGGTCCAAACCTTGTTAATGGCCGTGATCATTCCGTTAATAAGGTCAATTACGCCGTTAACGCCGTCAGCAACGTATTCCTTGATCCCTTTCCAAATGTCACGGACAATCGACTTCATGCCGTTCCAGGCGTCTCTGAAGATTTTCTTGATGTCTTTCCAAACGCCTTTCCAATTGCCTTTCAGAATATTTGTGCCAAGTTTAAGGATATCGGTGATAATCTTAAGCTCATACTTGATAATGTCTCTAATGACGTTCCAGGCCGTTTTAAGAATGGTGCCGATTGACTTCCAGGTCACCTGCCAAAGTGTCTTTATAAAGCCCATAGCGCCCTTTATAAGGGCTTTAATCGTGATCATGGCTAGTCGTACCAAACCAACGATAACAAGCAACAGAGGCGACATAACGACGAATAAAATCTTAAGCGCGCCAACAACTACTGCGGAGATATCCTTCCAAAGTGCTTTAAGGAATTTCAGCAATTGGTTCCATGCCTTTTTAAATTCCTTGACGATCGGGGCTATAGCCTTTGACATCTCTTTAAAAGCCTTAGAAACGGCCTTAGCAACCGAGTTGAAGGCAGATCTGGTCTTCTTGCCAATGGCATTGACAAAGTCTCTGAATGGCTTGATATGCTTGTAAGCCAGCACGAATGCCGCTCCAATGGCCACGACTGCGAGAGCAACCGCACCTAAAGGCGTTGAAGCAATGGTCAAGATCAAGCCAGCGATTTTTCCAAGCGGTCTAAGCAACGCGGAAACAATTGAGCCAACACCCTTGAGGGCTTTAAGCCCCAATGCCGCCGTAGTAATTGCCGCCAGGCCTTTGCCGATTGCCCGGAGAGTGCCCTTATGTTTGGCGACTTTGTCCAGAGCCAGTCCCAGATCATCCAGTGCATCGTTACCATTACCCGTTTTGTCAGTGAATTTGCTGATCCACTTGTAGCTGTCTTTGAAAAACTGAATGAATCCTTGCCCAATATCACCGCCAATTTCTTCGAGGTCGTCCTTGATGTAGCCAAGTTTTTTTCCCAGCGTGGCAATTTGATCCTTGTGTTTTGAGATCCAGCCACCAATTGATGCTAGAGCATTATAGGCGCTGTCACCAGCTGACGAAATTGCACCGGTGAAGCCGCTGGTTCCAAGACTATCCATCAATTTTAAAATACCGTCTTGGACAGATTCTTGAGCACCTTGCCAAGCTACAGAGAACTTGCTCGTGTCGGTGGCGGCCTTTTTGGCAATCTTTGTGTTACCTAGCTTCTCAATTGCCGCGATCATCTCATTAGCCGAAATTTGGCCCTTAGACATCGCATCCTTGAAGTTGCCAGTATATGCCCCGGCGTCCTTCAAAGCCTTCTGAATCTTGCCAGAGGCCCCAGGAATGCCGTTAATGAATTGGTTCCAGTCCCCAGTGTACATCTTGCCAGCCCCGACCATTTGAGTTAAGGCCAAGGATGCCGATTGCATGTCTTGTGCGCCACCCCCCGCTACTGCGACCAAGTTGCCCAGGGCCTTCGTTACGTCAACATAGTTTTTAACCCCGTTGGCGGCCAAGGTGGCTGCCGTGTTGGACATTTCGCCCACGTTGTAGATGGTTTCCTTGGAGTATTCTTTGAGCTCTTCCTCGCCCTTTTTGATTTCGGACGTGTCAAAGCCGGCAAACTTCATGGTTGATTGATAGGAATTTAAGGCGTCAAAGGATTCAGTCGCCTGGGTGACCATGTCTTTAAAGAAATCGGTCACCCTTTCGGTTGCTCGCTCCAATGCACTACCGATAAATGAACCCTTGATATAGTCCCCAAGTGATCCAAAGGCTTTTTTTACCTCGCCAATGTTCTTTCGTGCAGATCCGGCCATTTCATCGCCAGCACCCTTGCCCATGCCCTTAGCAGTCCGATTGACATCTTGGCTCATACCTGACGCCGACTTTTTGACGTCGTTGGAGTTGGATCTGAAGTTGGTCTGCATCTCAGATCCGGCATGCTTGCCCATGGTGCTGGTAGTAGCTGAGACGTCTCCTGCCACTCTCTTTGCGGCCTTTTCCACCGCGCCTGCGGTAGTTTCGAAATTTTTCTGCATCTGAGTGCCCGCTTGTTTACCGGCATCATTCACATTTTTAGATACTTGACTGCCCACCTCGCTTGCAGTGGTTCTCAGTTCGTTGGCTTTTCGGATAAAGTTGGCCACCGCTTGATTGCCGGTGCCAGACCCAATCTTTTTAAGAATTTCTTCGACCTGGCTAACATCGGATTTAAATTCCGATTCGTTAGCTGGGAAGTTTAAGTCAATCGTTACAACTCCGTCGGCCATTTTATCTCCTTTCTAGATAGGTGTAGTCAAAAATGAAAATCTGAACCCTTGGGAGAGTAGGGCTCAGCGCGACGGTGTAGTCACCGTAGTCGCCCCTGTAGTCGCCTTCGTCCTTACTGCCGCAAGGCTTCCAGCGATTTGACTACATGACTACACCTTTTCCAAACATTTATATCTGTCTAAAACATGTGTTCCCATATTTACCCTATATCTATAGATCGGAAGAGCGTCGTGTAGGGAAAGAGTGTAGATCTCGGTGGTCGCCGTATCATTAAAAAAAAAAAAAAAAAA